GATATTCGCTAATATGCCCCTAAGTTGACGCTAGGTTGACCACATTGGGGTCAGACCCTGCTTTATCCGAGCTTGTTTGATTGCCAGACCAAACGCTCTAAAATCGTACTTATCTTCTTTTTTACGCATATGTAATCACCTCACTACATTTTACAGTTCCTGTTCACAAATCAACAGGTATTGAAAAACGTATATGTGAGTTTGTGAGTTCATATTTGCATTTCTAAACAAAATACTGCTTGTGAGGTTAATAAAAAAACCGCTATAACTGGAAGATTATAGGATAATAAATATAGCTTGCATTTCATGCTTCGGTATGATTTGCAAGCTGATTAATATAGTTGTTACATTTCGTTTAAGAGATTATAATAATTAAAATAGCTAAAATCTATCAATTTTTAACAGTAGTATGTGGACATAGTTGATAAAAAATTGCTTTTTCAATGATAAGATATATTTCTAAGGAGGAACGAGATATGGCACAGAGCATTTTGATTGTAGACGACGAAAGAGATATTGTATCAATGCTAAATCAATATTTTTGCAAAATTGGTTATGTAGTATACACAGCAATTAACGGAAAAGAAGCACTGAATGCAATCACAAAACATCCAGATATTATTTTATTAGATATAAATATGCCAGATATGAATGGTTTTACAATTTGTGAAAAAATCAGGAATTTTGTGTCCTGTCCTATTATTTTTTTAACAGCTCGGATTGAGGACTGTGATAAAATCAAAGGATTTGCTGTCGGTGGTGACGACTATGTTGTAAAGCCTTTCTCCGTTGATGAATTAGAAGCCAGAGTTGCTGCACATTTGCGGAGAGAAAAAAGACATGGTTCGTCCGCAATAGTTCAGTTCGATAATAATATAGTAATTGATTATTCATCACGAGTTGTTTTTTATAGAAATGCTGAAATAAATTTTACGAAGAAAGAGTTTGATATTATTGAATTTCTTTCACAAAACAAGGGGATTATTTTTGATCGTGAGACAATTTATGAAAAAGTATGGGGCTTAGATGGTTCTGGCGACAATTCTGTTATTACAGAACATATACGCCGGATAAGAACAAAATTCCTTTCTATAGGCGACAATCCTTATATAGAAACTGTCTGGGGGTGCGGATATAAATGGAAAAAGTAAGGCGAAAAAATTCAAGGCATTATATTGACAACATGAGTATTAAAAATTCGTTTGGTTTTTATGCTCTTATTTCCTTAGTGATTGGTATTGTAATAGGTGTTATATCTATTACTCTTGTAGATGATTACAGAATAAACCTTAACTATAAATATGAGGACATGACAACAAGGTATGATATACCTGAAAATGGTTCATTTACAGCGAAATATAACAAAGACCAAACAGAATACACAATATATAATGCAAGTGAAAAGGAAGTATGTAATTTTGTTGTAGACTATCAAAAGGAACGTCCAGTACAAGAATATATTTATCCTAATCATGTTTCTTACATTGAAGTTTCACCAAAGTTTACTAAACATGATAGAATTGTGGATTCTGCTCTAGGTGTGGTTAATATTGTCACCATTCCTATTGCTCTTTCAATTAGCATGATTCTTTGTGTGACTATCTTTGTAAACCGAAAATTAGTAAGACCCATAAAGTTACTGACGAATGCATACAGAAAAGTCGAAAACAACGAACTGGATTTTACGTTACCTTACCCTTATAAAGACGAGATGGGGAGGCTGTGTCTTGCATTTGAGAAGATGAAAAATTGTTTATATCAAAACAACCAAAAAATGATACGGCAATTTACTGAACAAAGGAGATTAAATGCTGCTTTTTCACATGATTTACGCACGCCTTTAACAATACTAAAAGGACATACCACAATGTTGTTATCATTTATTCCCAAAGGATTAGTTTCTCAACAGGAGGTACTCGACGAATTATCAACAGTACGCAACAATGTGGAACGGCTTGAAAAATACGTTAGTGCTATGACAAACTTATACCGTTTAGAAGATATAGAAATCGAAAAAGAAAACATAAACTTTGACTTCTTATTAAAAACCTTATCAAATACAACGGAAATGCTCTGTTCTGATATAGAATATACGATTAAAACAAATTGTAATAAACAGCAAACTCTATTTATCAATCTTGAAATTATCATACAAATTTATGAAAACCTGTTGTCTAATAGCATTAGATATGCTAAGTCGATGATAGCTATTGATGTAAATAAACAGGAGGAATTTTTATTGATTACGGTCTCTGACGATGGCTGTGGTTTCAAAAGTACGGATATAGAACGTGTAACATTACCATTTTATAAACCATCGCAAGATACTACGTCTGAACATCTAGGTCTGGGATTAAACATTTGTAAAATATTATGTGAAAGGCATGGAGGTACAATAAAAATTTCAAATAATCATAAGGGGGGAGCCTGTGTTACAGCTTGTATAAAAATTGCATATGTTGATGAAAAATAGACATTTTCCCCATATAATTGCATTAAGCACTTATAAAGGAGGTTTCGATTATGAAAAAAATTATCTGTATTATTTTAATAACTGTCACAAGCATTTTGTCCGGGTGCAATTCAACATCAGATGAAGAAATAATATCATCACAGGATTTCAAAGAGAATTATGAGGTTTCGTCCTATGGAACTGAGGAAAAAATTAATACTTTATCAGATGTTAAGCTTACATCAAGTGAAAAAGAGTATTCTGACTTAGAAAACGCAAAATTTTTTTTAGAAAATAACTCCAACAAAGAGTATCATTATTCTAAAGCCTATTTTGAAATTGAAGCGGAGCAATCAGAAACATGGTATCAATTAACTCAACTTTATGACCCATCAAAAGATAACGAAGATGATGCAGTTATAAATCCCACCGAAAGATTAAGTTTACCATTTGATATTTCCTCGGTTTATGGCGAACTCCCATCAGGGCACTATAGAATAATAGTAAGTATTTCTTATTTCGAATCCCCTAAAGATTGGGATTATGACACTTATTATTTGGCATGTGAATTTACATTAAAATAGTATATCAGAAAGGAAACAAATGGGAACAGCAAAATGGATATACTGTCCTATATGCAAGAATAAAACAAGAACAAAAATCAGAACGGATACTAAGTTGATAAATTTTCCACTGTATTGTCCAAAATGCAAACAGGAAAACCTAATTAATGCCAGCAAATTAAAAATAACAGTAATCAAAGAGCCAGACACTTAGATGCAGAGCCGATAATTCAGAGAATTTCATATCTCATAGATTATCGGCTCATTTTTATTACCTATCACCATATCCCGTATGATTGGCAGGCAAATAAAAATGGAGGAACTAATCTTCCCCCACTTCCTTTGATTTGATGATACCAGCAGCGACGCTCTCCATGACAACCATATCTTTGTCGTCGAAAGTATCAAGCTGTTGTTCCAACTGTCTGCGGCGAGTGCTTTTTACTTTGTCACTGGTCGGCAGGAAAATTTCATCAACAGACACATTAAGTAGAGTTACAAGGTCATAAAACACCTGTAAACTTGGGTGCTGCCCTTTATTCTCAATATTCGTCAGATAGCGTGGGTCAATTTCAATTTTTGCTCCCACCTGTTCACGGGTCAGACCTTGTTTCATCCTTGCCGCTTTGATGGCAAGACCAAAGGCTCTGAAATCGTATTTATCTTCTGTTTTACGCATAATTAATCACCTCACTACATTTTACTGTTCCTAAAGAATTTGTAACAGGTACAGTAAAACGTATTGCAAGGTTTATCAGTTCCTATGAACAGGTAAATAACAATATATGCTGCTTGGCGGTAAAAAAAAACCGTTGTCAGCAGTAATGCTTTTATACGTCCTTTTAGATAGAACGACGGTTCATACAGCCGCCGTTTTATTTTTGTCCAACGGTGGACAAACTACTGGTTGGTTTTGTTTTAGCGGCTTCAGGAGGTAGCCGCATGGAATGCCTATACATTCAACAACATTCGACCATTGGTAGCTTGTTAAAAAAATCCGTTTAACTTTTGCGGATTATATCGCTCTTGTATATGGTTTTTCACATCACATAGCAGGAACAATTTATAAGGCACAAGAACAGCACGTCAGTATTGCTCTTGTGCTTTTTTGCTACTTTAAAAAATTTTTTGATTTTTTTCTGATTCGGGTTACAAATCCCCCCTCCGTGTTGAGTGTTAGTGCGGAAAGAGGTAAAAAGCCTTTTCGCTTTAGCAACTTCAACTTGAAAGGAGGTGAGATTATGAAACCTTCTTCATTTGAGAACGCTATAAGACTTCAATTTGACTGTCTGGCTCGTAAGGTGATTGGCAGAACTGTAAAGAACTACAACAAAGAACTTGCCAGACGTGCAAAGCATGAAATATCTTTCTGTGCAATACCAGAGCTGGAATTAAACCAGTTGGGTGTATCGGACGAATACTCGCTTGAATTTACTTCCTTTGATGTGTTCGGTACAGAAGTTCGTGTCTATGATGAGAAATTATGTGAAGCAATCAAAAAATTAAGTGAAAGACGACGCAATGTTGTGTTGATGTTCTACTTTCTGGAATTACCAGACGCAGAAATCGCAGAGATTTTGGATATTTCCAGAAACTCTGTTTATAGAAACAGAATGTGTTCACTAAAGCTCATTAGAGATATGTACGAGGAGGAATTATAACATGATGAAGTCTACAAAAAAGTGTCCTCTATTCTCCACAATCAGTTTAGCTGCTGATGGCGACGAAGTGGCAATAGAGAAAATTTTAAATCACTATGACGCTTACATATCAAAAGCAAGTTTACGCCCGTTCTATGATGAACACGGAAATATGTATATTGTGGTCGATATGGAACTGAAAGGCAGAATTAGAGCTGCCCTTATTAAAGCAATTCTAGGTTTTGAAGTCAGAGTGAAATAAGCGAATATATACGGAGTGTGATACCACCTCATTCCAGCTCCGTTTTACAAGTGTTCTTTGAAAATTGAATAAAGTAATCAGATACGTTTGATATGCGGTGAGCCGACGGACTGGAACGCCATGACCCATGAAAAGGAGGGATAAAGAAGCGAGCGACCACGCCAGTGATCCGTAAGCGACTGTTGGAAAAGTTGCTGCCATGACCCGTATATCAGAATAATGATACACTCGCATGGTGCGGTTCACCCATCAGAATGGGAATGGTGAAATTCCAGTGGAGCTTTCCAAAGCCATCTGATTACTTCTTACTTTATAGACAAATTCTTTCATAATGTACAAGCATTTTTGCATACTTTGTAAATATATTGTAGTGAGGTGGTTCAATGGCAAATGACGCAAAGGTAGTTTGCAAGAATGTTTTTAAAAATTGTGATAAAGCGGCGTTTACAAAAGCATTTACTCTAAAATGGATAGAGTTGATAAATCAATATGAAAAAAATAAAGGAAGGGCAACTCCTGCCAGATGATAGACAAACTATCCTACAAGATGTTATAATAACATTATGTAGAGATAGTTTGTTTCGTCTTCTCAAAAAGGAGAACGAAGCATGATAGAATCAAAATCAAGAGTTGCTATTTATTGCCGCTTATCAGAGGAAGATAGAAACAAACAATCAGAAACAGACGACAGTAACAGTATTCAGAATCAAAAGTCAATGTTACTTCAATACTCATTAGAGCATGGTTGGGAAGTCTACAACATATACAGTGATGATGATTACACTGGTTCTGACAGACGACGACCAGAATTTAACAGGTTGTTGGAGGACGCAAAGAATCGTAAATTTGATATTGTCCTTTGTAAGACACAATCCAGATTTACCAGAGAACTAGAATTAGTGGAAAAATATATCCACGGTCTTTTTCCTATTTGGGGTATTCGCTTCATCAGCATTGTTGATAATGCAGATACCGCTAATAAAGGAAATAAGAAATCAAGACAGATTAACGGTCTGGTGAATGAGTGGTACTTGGAGGATATGTCAGAGAACATTAAAAGCGTTCTCACTGACAGAAGAAAGAACGGACACCATATCGGTGCTTTTGCTCTGTATGGTTACAAAAAAGACCCTGACGTAAAAGGGCATTTGATTATTGATGAAGAAGCTGCGGAAGTTGTCAGAGAAGTTTTTACACTGTTTTCACAGGGATATGGAAAGACCGCCATTGCCCGTATGCTGAATGACAGAGGAATACCAAACCCTACGGAATACAAACGACTTCATGGTTTGCGTTACAAGCAGCCTAAAACGAAAAACAGTACCCTATGGAAATATTTTGCCATATCAGATATGTTGGTGAATGAAATCTATATCGGGAATATGGTTCAAGGGAAATATGGCAGCGTTTCTTATAAGACAAAGCAAAACAAACCCAGACCCAAAGACGAGTGGTACAGAGTTGAGGGTACACATGAGCCGATTATTGACCGTGAGTTATGGGATAGGGTTCAAGCATTGGTAGCTCAAAAGGCAAAACCTTTCACAGTTGGCACAATCGGTTTATTTGCCAGAAAAGCTCGCTGTATGAATTGTGGTTATACAATGCGTTCGTCAAAGAATCATGGTAAGCATTATTTACAATGCTCTAACCGCCATGTAGCAAAGGACGCTTGTATAGGTTCTTTCATTTCAGTAGACAAATTAGAAAAAGCTGTGATTGATGAACTTAATAAGTTATCCGCAGAATATCTTGACAAAGATGAGCTTGAACAAAATGTGCAATTCAACAATGACTTGCGAGGTCAAAAAGAAGCTCTGGAAACGGAGATTGCTGCTTATCAAAAAAAGATTGCGGAATATACAAAAGGAATCCGAGAATTATATTTAGATAAGGTAAAGGGTATTCTTTCCGAACTTGATTACTTGGATTTATCCAAAGACTTCTCAACACAAAAAGAAAGGCTCGAAAAACTGATGATTGATACGCAGAAACAGCTTGATGTTATTGAAAGAAAAATGCTGATTGGCGACAACAGACGACAGTTAATCGAGCAATATACAAATCTTGAACACTTAGACAGGGAAACGGTTGAAAAGCTGATTGATTATGTATTGGTTGGCAAAAAAGACCCTGTAACTAAGGAAGTACCTATTGAAATACATTGGAATTTCTAGGGTTCTCATATCTGGCAGCTAGTATGCCAGATTATCGGGAACTTTCTTTTAAAACCTCAATGTTGTCTTTATACAATCGCACCCTCTGCAGCAAGATCCTCGAACAGATCAGTGATCGGATCACCTTTACTCTGAAATTCACATGCATTAAATGGTACGCCACCTGCTGCCTGTGGCCAGACTCCCACTGTGTGATCGATATAATACGGTCCGAATCCGGATTTCTCAATTTCCTCCATGGAAAGGTCCCGGGTAAGCTGATGTACAATAGTGGATACCATTTCCAGATGACTGAGTTCTTCTGTTCCTATGTCGTTGAGCAAAGCTGAAGTCGTTCGGTTCGGCATGGTAAAACGCTGGGAAAGATAACGCAGGGAAGCGCCGATCTCCCCGTCCGGGCCACCGGAGTGCAGTACCCTATAATAGTCCCGCAACCACAGTGTTTATGCGGGTTTGCGGGATTTTCAATTCAGGAAATAATGATGTCAAAAGACATTTTTCCGGATTCCTTATCATATATGATCTGCTCTACAACACTTCTGATCAGATTTCCTTTTTCTTCGTAACCTACGTCTGGATTCTTCAGGACATCCGCAACAGAACGGATCTCTTTCAGGACTTCTTCTGTATTAGGTTGCTCTGACTGTTCTTCCTGTAATAGCTGTGAAAGGGCAGCAGTCAATTCTAATCGGTCTGATACCAGACGGTCCTTATTATTCTTGTATTCCGCCAGAGTATCTACTCCTGCCTCATAAGCCTCTTTGATTCTGCCTTCTCTCATGGCGAGCTTACTGATCTCTCTTTGCAACTGATCAATCTGCAGTGAATGATCAGTCTTTTTCTTTTTACATACATATGTAAATTCTGCTCCATCTAAGATCTGATCAAAATAACTTATCACAGCTTCTTCGGCCTTTTTGACTGATAAAGCAACAGAAGTCTTATGAAATCCCTTTGCGTACTTCCAGCACTGGAAATAAGGACACTTATTATTACCGGTGTAAGAAAGTGTGGCTCCGCAGACAGAGCACTTCAAAAGACCGGATAGCCAGTGCTTGCAGGCAGAGACATTCCGTGCCTTGACCGGGCGTTTCCGGGAAGTGATCAGCTTCTGACGTTTTTCGTACCGTTCCCTGGAAAGACGTACCTCATGGTTTCCTTCAAATTCCACTCCGTTCCAGACAACAGTTCCGCAATAGAAGGGATTTCCAAGAATCCGGTCAACGCTGCGCCGCTCGAAGAGTTTTCCACGTTTTGTCCGGTACCCGAGATCATTGCAACGCCTGGCAATAGCTGTCTCATCTAAGTTCTGATTATCATACAGGTCCATGATATAAGAGACAATGGCATATTCAGCTTCATTAATGATATAAGGTTTTCCATGTCCAACTGCAGTATAGCCAAGACAGGGAGACGTCTGATAGCCTTTTTGCAGGGCTTTTTCTTTCATGCCACGCAAGACCTCACCCGACAATCGAATGGAATAGTATTCATCCATCCATTCGATGATGCGCTCGATCAGGCTGCCAAAAGGTCCCTCGATCAGTGGCTCAGATACACTGATCACGTCTACATTATCCTTCTTGAGCATACTCTTGTATACGATAGACTCTTCCTGGTTACGGGCGAAACGACTGAATTTCCATACCAGGATCACATCAATAGGGTGAGAAGGCTGCTTCGCCAGGGCGATCATCTTCTGAAACTCCGGACGCTTCTGTGCGTGCCGGCCGGAAACACTCTCAGTAAAGATAAAGTCCCCGGAAACAATCATGTCATTCTTCTGGGCATAATCCAGCAAAAGGCGCTTCTGTGCATCAGGAGATAACTCTGTTTGGTCCTCTGTCGAGACACGGATATAGAGAGCTGCTACTTTACTACTCATAAATATCACCTCGGTTTTATAAAATATGTAATTTCAAGTATAAAAATAACAGCCACACAAACGTTCTGATTGTGTAACTGCTCCGAAGATGATACAATATCTTTGCCAAAGTACTGGATCTCTTCGGAGATTCTTGAGCCGTCCCTGCTACCAACAGGGGCGGTTTTTATTATAATAATTCAGAGATCACAATTGATAAATCGGGATATATACATACTGGAATTTCATCGTCGAAAGAATACAATCCGGTACCCGATTCATTTTCAAAATCGTAGACATTTACGATACCTTTCAGGGGATTTATAATCCAATATTCTCTGACTCCGGCCATCCGGTATTTAAATAATTTTATTCCGTAATCTTTACTCTGGGTAGCAGGAGAAACAACCTCAATTACCCAGTCAGGTGCACCATGACAACCTTTTTCATCTACTTTGTCCGGTGAGCAGACAACTGTTAAGTCTGGTTCGACATAGTTCTTGTTATCTTCATTCAGGAACACTGCAAATGGAGAAACATATGGTTTACAGGATCCGCTTTTACTTTTAATATAATTGCGGATAGTAGCATACAGTTCACCGACGATTACCTGATGCCTGGTATTAGGTGGTGCCATCATATAGATCTGTCCATCAATCAGCTCTGCACGTTCACCATCCGGAAGAGCGTAGATGTCATCTATTGTATAAATCCGTTCTTTGGGTAATGGCATAATGAAAACTCCTTTCGTTAATCTATTGAGACAGTTACTTACTATAATTTCTTTAAGTTTTTACGTGGACCTTTTTCAAGTAAAATTTTATATGGTTCCGGCATTTCATAGTTTCCCCAACGTGTGTACAAAACCTCTTTGAGCAAAACTGGATGTAAATATCTCTGAACAACTTCTATTATTTGCTCTGAGAAATTCTTTAAATCAGATATATCTGAAATTGGCATACGAATTTCATTTTTATTTATATCCGGAAGAATCAATAATTTTTGCGTTCCGGATAACGAAATACGGCAAATCCATTTTCTTACATTTTTCTCATACAAAACAGCAGTATAGGATCCTGTATGCTTAAGGCTGATTTTATTCACGTCAACGGTATTCTTCAGGACATCTTTGATTTCAGAAAGAATATCCCAATGTTCGTTTGTTTGTATATTGGGAGCTGATACATTTGAACTGGTAACAGTGGTGTTAAGAGCCGCCTGGATTTTATCAGTCAACAATTCATTTATGTAATCGGTTAGTGCTTTTTCTACAATAGGTCGAAACTTTTCTATCACAGACTGTGTTTTTGCACCTTTATATACTGGCTGAAGAAAAAGCTTGATAAAATCATCAGTCGGATTTTTAAACTGATTTTCGATAAAATTTTTAAATAAACTATTATATTTCAATAATGAAGCAGAGTCCATAATTTCAGAGATATTAAGATTTTGTTTTTTAAATTTATTCAACTGAGAAATTTCTGCATCTTTGATATTAAGAAGATTGATATCTAGGAAAGGCTCTTTATCCATTTTGTTTGTGTCATCTAAATCTGTATAGAACTTATATTCTATACCATTGGTAAGAATGGCAAATTTAGCAGGTGTTGACACGAAATAGCGAAATAACTGAGAACTATGCCGATCTAACTTCTTATTTACAGATTTAGCTTCAATAAGAATGACAGGATCTTTACCCATCAGGATGGCATAATCAACCTTTTCTCCTTTTTTAATTCCAATATCAGCTGTGTATTCCGGACAAAATTCTAAAGGATTAAACACATCATATCCAAGAAGTTGAAAAAAAGGAACAATCAGAGACATTTTTGTAGCCTCTTCGGTTTGAAGAGTATCCTTGATATTTTCAAGACGCTCGGTGTATTTTCTTAATTCATCTTTGAATTCCATAATGGAAATCCTCCCTCTGTAATATAGACAATTTTAATGCAGATTATTTTCCTAACCTCAATTCAATTAATTTTTGATGATATCCAGTTATTCGGGATATCTGTTCAATAGTAAATTCTTTATATTCTTCCAAAAGCGAATCTGGTAATAACAGCTCCGTTCTTTAATCTGCTGATGAAATCATATGTATCACCGCAAATGGTTCGAAATAAATGACATAATTATCAACAACAGCGTATACACCGTATTTAGCATGGTAACACTGAATAGCCTCTTTTAAATATTCCTCCGTAGCATCCAGATATTCAGCCATCTCATAAAGATTCCCACATCCTGCTTCATAAGCACTGATCAGACCGGTAAGTCCAATCTTTAGATTATACCCATAAAGCCGAGCTCGATACTCCTGTTTTCGGCTTTCTGCCTTATTCTGGTCTAAAATGTTTCCGGAGCTGGTGCGATAATGCCCGATTTCTTCGGCAAGCACACAAGATTTTTCTGCTTGTGTTTCTATATCCTTTCGGATTGCTATGCGACTGCCACGGATCAGGCCATCATGTTCAGTAAGAGGTTGTTCTTTAACAAGTAACCCTTCCTGATTGGCAGCAGTCAGTAATTGTTCGTAATTCAATTGGGATCACCCCTTTAGCGATTAAAATAAAACGGTTCTCTTTAAGCTGTTTGCTTGTAGTCAACAACTGCAATTTCAGTCAGCATACCTTTAACTTTTTGAATAATTTCTTCGATTCGCTCAAGTGTTTCACCATTTAAGTATTCTTCCCCGCATTGAGAACACTTTTCACAAGGAACGTTCTTGATAATGATATAGCATCCCTGATAATCAGTCATGTAAGTTGTTGTAGAAGATTCAATATTACCTTTGCAGTAAAAACAAGTCATTATGCGTTCTCCTTTCTAGTCTTGAAATCAGATTCCCATTTATCAAAACTGGGGAAATAAGCTGTTATAAGGAACAAATCCGATTCGTGATTTCCGATGACTACATGAAGATATTTATCTTCGATGCTCATCCCCAGAATTAAACAACTGGGGTAAGGATAATCATCTGGATATTGTTCGATGATTTCTCCATTCATAATACAGGATATTACATCTTTTAAGAATATTCCACGCTGTTCCAGCCTTTTAGCTGCGTGGAGTGTAATACGAATGTTTTTGGGTATACATAGTTTACGCAATTCCAATATATCTAATGCCATATCATTCCTCCCATTCTGAATCATCATTCATAATATCCAGATCATGCTGAACACCCTCAGGAGTCTGTTCTACATCCGTCCTGGCATGAGCTGCAAGAAGATCTTCTTCCATCTGCTGGGTGGAGAGGAGGTTCTTTGAATAAGTTGAAACTTTATTTTTATTGGATGTAGATAATTGATCGTATAAAACTAAAAGATCAATATAGCGTGATATACGTTTAGCTGTTTGCTCCTTATTGTTAGATATTACTGTCATTTCAATGGTTCCTATGGGATCCCCCAATTGAAAAACAAAATCAGAATTCTGGTTTGTTGAGGTATTTTCAGAAGCAAGATTTATTGTTTGCTCATTATCCATCATTTTTAAAAGAGTATCTAGTTCAAGTCCCATTCCAGAAGCAACTTTGGCTATTGAGGGAAGGGTAGGAGAAATAGGCTTGTTATTTCTGGGATTTACATTATTTTCCAGCATTGAAATATATCCTTTGCTGAGCGAACAGTTACTTGCAAATTCACTCATACTTATATTATTTTCTTTTCGATATTTTTTTATGATATCTCCCAGTGTCATTGATACACCACCTTTTCTTTGTTTAGTATATTGTACAATAATGAAAAATAAAAGTCAACGAAATTGTTCAACATACTTGACAAATAATTCGACAAATGATACTATACGAATAGTTCAACATGATGAACAGAAAGGGGGATAGTAAAATGGGATTTAAAATAAGAGAATGTAGAAATGAAATAAATATGTCTCAAGAAGAGTTATCTAAAAAATCTGGTGTATCCAGAACAATCATTTCAGGTTTAGAGAACGGTACAATTACAGTAACAACTACAGAAACATTACTTAGAATTGCACGTGCTATGAATAAAAAGGTTGTGGATATTTTTTTTGAAACATAGTTCAACATGTTGAAAAAACAACAGGCATATCCAGAAAGAGGTGAGATAAATATCAACGATTGTAGTAGCCATAATTGCATCAGCAATTACCGCCAAAATAGTAGCCACCTACTATTTTAAAAAAGTAGATGGCTATGTTAAAGAAATGTGTGAAATGACAAATAAAAATAATGAAAAAACACTGTCTATTGTACACAAACTTCAAAGAAATTCTCTCCCAAAGGAGTAAGACACCCAAAATATTTTTTGATTTCCAGTTTCTTTGGTTTGTTTAGACTCTCTGTTTGTATAGAAAGAATTTTATAATATTCAGTTTCTTTAAAAGACTCATAAATAGAATCGTCCACTAGAGAGGCATCGGTTATTATTTTTATTATTCCTAATCGGTTAAGAGAGGAAATAGAAGAGCAAGCCTGCTCGAGGCTAATTTCTGAAAACGAAGGAATATAAACGTTTGAAATAATGGTATTGAAACTATTGTCACTGTAATCTCTTAAAATATAATCAACTAATGGAAAACTATCTCTAGGATCAAGACTTTTTAAAATTTTAGCGTCCAAAGGACTCATTTGCTTAATAATTTCTGCAAACGATGGATGAACAGCTTGAGTGTATCTGTCATCCATAGACTTAGATATTAAATTTACAAATAGTTTTCGAAGATCTTCTGATTCAATACAGTATTTGGAGTTTTCAAGAGCTTGGGCGGTTGTCTGAATGTTTGGTTCAGTAAGGTTCTCTTCGGGAATAGCTGCGATTGATTGAGATAACTCTTGACCATACAGTTCAAGGTCATGAGCGTATTTCATGCGACGCTTATCAGCGGCTTGAGTAATTCCGCCAAAAACCAAAAACCATAAATCAGAAAATGTTTGACCTATTCCTTGGGTTGGCTTATCCGTGAGATTTTTAACAGCGTTATCAATAGAATCTGGTAACTCAAGTAATTTGATAAGGGAAGAATCTTTATCAGACATAGTTATTACCTTCTTTCTTATGTACTAGGCATGGCAGTGCCTGTAATACCAGAATAGGAGAGCAAAGAGGAAAAGTCAATAGCTGTCAGACCAGAATGAGACAGCATAGGGAAGAGGTGAAGTGAGATGGAAATTCGATCTATAAAAATTGATTTCGACAAAGATATGCTGGAAATCAACGGAAAGAAAGCAGAGAAGCCAGTTATTGTAACTCTCCCAGGGCCTGATGGATGGCCCACACAGAAAATGTTCAACCCGGAAATCAAACCCTATGAAGAGTATGGACGTATCACAGTCACTATCAATAATAAGCTTTGATAAAACGAATGTTATTGGATACAGCATAATCAATCATTTTAATGAAATGACCGTTTATGATTGTTCCACAGATTTCGGAAATATCTTTGCCAGCATTAGACGGAATAGCAATTAAAAGATAATTTCCGGCAGAATCCTTACATTCAGTAAAGTAAGTATCATATCCATTGATATTTATTGAAATAGGTTCCATAAACGATACTCCTTTCTTAGATACTCGGCATGCCAGTGCCTGTAATACAAGAATAGGAGAGAAACAAAGAGAAGTCAACAAAGGCCGTTCGACAAACTGCTTAAATTTTTATAAACAGTAACCCATACATATCATTTCCCATACCATAAAAAAGAGGTGAGGAAGATGTCAGAATTAAAGCTGGTAACAAGAAATATCCGTATTAATGGAATTCAGCATAAAGCCAGTGATATGTCAGAAGAAGAAATCAAATGCCTGCTCATCCAGAGGCAGGATGAACTTCTTCTGAGCATGAATTACGAAAGAAAAGCCGCCGGTTAAGGCGGAGAAAGAAGGACAAGCATTATGAAACAGTACATAATCATAGCCCTCTGCATCCTTGCAGGGAAATATGTGGACATCCCGATCTGGTTTAACATCCTCTTTGGGATATCCGCATACTGGGCGGTAGATCAGTTCAGGAGAGTTCAGGAGAAAGAAACATGTTCAGAGACAAAATAAGAGAGATTCTGGAACTTGTACTCAAAGCTGAAGAAAAGAATATTTATGTGGCATACAATTATGACACAGGCACAAAAGCATTAGCGATTATAACAAACACAAAGGTATTTGGCTTTGAAGACAATGAGTATATGGAAGAATGGTCAGAAGAATGCATTCAGTATCTCAAAAACCTGATCGGGGAGAGAACAGAATGACTGAAGAAGAAAGAATGAGGGAAGTAGAACGGATTTCCAGAAGAACCAAAGAATCCGTCAAGATCCCGCCAGATCAGCAACGAATCATCCGTATTGTTCGATTTAAGAGCGGAAAACTGGTACTTGTATAGGAACGCTGGAAGATGCCATTCGAAATGCAAAACGAATGGAAGACCTCTACGGACCGATCGAACACATAGAATAAAAAAGACTCATGTAACGCAAATACATGAGCCGGGGTGACTTTTGCCACTTGGATATTAAACCTGTAAAAAATATAACATCCAGGTGGCGAAAAGTCAAGATTTAAGCAGGAGAAAACCTGCTATATTTTTAACCTTTTTCAGGGGACAGGAAAGTCCCTTCAGGGCTTGATTAAGGGTATTAAACTTACGACACCGGGGTGACATATGAAGTGTGGATACATAAGAGATACATGGGATTGTGGGGAAACCTTAGAGGTAGAGGAAAAGCATACAGGAAGATATGGTGCAAGGGGGCAGAAGAGGGAGCCGAAGAAGGAACCCACCCCGGAAGACATCATAAGGCAGAATCAATGGAAGCGGGTGAGAGATCTTAGGAGGCTGGTAAAGTGGAACTTCACAACCGGAGACAGCTGGATCACACTCACCTACCAGAAAGACAAGAGGGTAAGCTGGGAAGAGATGATAAAGCATATGCAGAAATTCATAAGAAAGCTTCAGACCAGATATCGGAAATATGGTTGGACCTTAAAGTATATCTGGAGACCACAGATAGGAAAGAGGGGTGCGATCCACATCCATATCCTCTTAAATGCCGAATCAAATACAGAGACCCGGACAGAAAAGATTGTCAGGGAACTTTGGACACATGGGAATCCGAACATGAAAGTGGTATACGACCTGAAGAACGGAGATCTGGCAGAGTACATAGCAACACCTTTACAGGAATGGGAACCGGAAAAAGCAAAAGCATATCATCCGTCCAGAAACCTGATCCGCAAAAAACCGGCCAGAAAAGAAATAAAAAGACGTTCCCTGATAGACAAAGATGGAGTAGTCAGAGAACCCAAAGCCCCCAAAGGTTACTATGTGGATCCGGATTCCATCAAAAAAGGGATCAATCCTGTGACAGGATACGCGTACCGCCATTACACACTTGTAAAGATAGACAGGAGGATTTGAAGATGGACCAGAAAATGGCAAGAGTAGATATTTCCCTTATCGTCAGTGATAAAAGCGCAAGGATAAAGAAAGGCAGGTGCGTATACATCATTGCCAGCCAGGATTTTCCAAAAGGTCCGGGAAATCCGATCAGCGGCAGAGAAGAAGCAGAAGATACCACACCACACCGCCTTGTCATGCTGGGACTGATCGCTGCCCTGAAAAGAATACGCAGACCGTCCCTGATCACAATCCATACAACCTGCCAATATCTTGCAAATGGTCATAAGAACCTTAACGTATGGAAGACAAACGGATGGAAAAGAAGCGGGGACCGGGAATTAAAAAATGCAGACCTCTGGCAGGAGATAGATAAACAGCTCAGCGGTCATGCAGTAAGATTCCAGACGGAATTTTAACACAAGGAGAGGAGAACACAATGTTTGATAAATTTGGAGAAATGAATTCATACACAGAGATCAATGAACTGGCAGCCAATCTTCTGCAGGAAGGAGATCTGGACAGCTTAAAAGAACTGGCAAAGGAAAACGGCATTCCGGATGATTATGTAGAGATGTATCTGGAAGAAGCCATCCCATCCCTCTGCGATTCCACATCTGCAGCTATTGGCAAAATCGATGTGGAATGCACGAAACTAAAACCCAAGGAACTGATGCTGGACTGGGTAGAGTACATCAAGGGACTTTGTATGGAGAATGAGATGATCGCCCACCAGGTCCGCAAGAAAGGAAAGACTCTGCAGGGATGCATGGTGGTTCTGCTGGAATATTCTTTTAAAAACCAGATCACAGTAGATAAAGCGATCATAAAGGCAGCAGGAGTCAGTGCCGGTAAGGTGACATTTGGAGTTCCCGGTATGGCAAAAGCCAAGGAGCTGATCCGGGATTACTACATGGGAGGGGCAAAGGCATGAAGCGGACAAAATTATTACGCTGCATCCCATGTACAGTTCCAAAAGTAAAAGATTCCGACAGCGTGATCGCTGCAAGCCAGCTTCTTGAGGCGGACGGAGAGCGGGCAGTAGAGATCAGCCTGTTCGTCAAAGGAGAACTGAAAGCCCGGTATTTTGCAGATAAAAAGAACCACAGTACATGGGTAAATGAAACATGGACAACCTGCGGGCTCAAAAATGTACTCAGACTTTGCATGGGCCAGCCGGTTTTGAAAAACGATTTTTACCACGGCTCCCCGGATATGGAATGGGCCGCACAGGAAGACAGGGACAGGGTATATAACTTTCTGGATACCTACAGCATTGGCAGTTACGAGACTACAGTGAATGAAACAAAAAGAGACCTGGCATACATCCGGAAGCAGGAAAGAATCAATGAAATGATGACAGAAGTCCCCTGTGTGCCGGAGGAAGCAGAGAAGTGGGTAGAAGATAAACTATTTCCGGGAAACATCCTGTTTTTTAAGAAAGAAGAGAACCGGACTACATTCAACTGTACTGCCTGCGGTTATGCCGGCTGGAGAAAAAACGGATGGAAGCATGGAGAAAAAACCATATGCCCGAAATGCAAGGCACCGGTAACGACAAACAGCAGACAGGAGGAAAAGACAGCCAAAGCCATGGTAACCATTCTACAGCAATATGACAAAAAGTGGGTGGAGCGTCAGTTTCGGGCAGTCTGCAGATGGACAGCAGGGAAGAAAGAAATAAAGCTGTCTGAGAGGATCAGAGCTATCATGCCGCTGAGGGAAACCTGGGGAAAAGTGTGGTACGGCACGATTCCGGAAGCGGATGAGTTCACACAGGAATTCTGGGACAAACCACATGGAAAGAGATTTGTTCCGTCATACCTGTATCCCGGAAATCTTCCGGAAGTGTTAAAAGCCGGAGGACTGGAACACAGCGGAATGGATATCCTTGCAAATGCAGGCATGAAATTCAACGTAAACATCTATATCATATCCTTCCACAACCACCCTTATCTGGAATATCTGACAAAAGCCGGTCTGACAAGACTGGCAGCAGATATCGTAAATGGTCACTGGGTAGAGATCAACAGAAACGGAAGGAATCTCAGGGAAGTACTGATGCTGGACGGAAACCACTTAAACAGGCTGAAAACGATAAACGGTGGAGCCGCCATCCTGGGATGGCTCAGGTACGAACAGGACAATGACATCCGGATTACACAGGAAAGCTTGGAATGGATTGCCGGAAAGAATTTAAAAATAAGTGACTGCCAGGATATCCTTAATGAACTTGAAAGCGTGAACCGGATGGTCAACTATCTGAAGAAACAGAAAATAGCTCCAAGTAAATCTACGATCATATGGAGAGACTACCTGCGTATGGCAAGAGAAGAGGGATACGATACCACTGACGACATTGTGAGACTTCCAAAGGATTTAAAGGCTAGGCACGATCAGCTGGTAGAAGTGAGAAATCAGAGAAAAGATGATAAACGGCTGGAAGGATATAAGAAACTGGATGACCGGATAAAAGAAAGGCTTCCGGACATGAAAGATTACTTCTGGGAAGACCGGGAATACATGATCATACCGGCAGGAACATGCAAAGAACTGATGGACGAAGGAAGAACCCTTCACCATTGCGTGGGAAGCAGTGACACCTACATGAGAAAGATGGCAGATGACGTCAGCTGGATCCTGTTCCTGCGAAGAAAATCAGAACTGGAAAAGCCCTACTACACCATAGAAATCAGTCTGAAGGACGACCATATCATCCAGTTCTATTCAAAATATGACCGACAGCCGGATAAAGAGACCATCAATGGTATCCTGAACCGGTATAAACGGAGCATCCGAAAAAAGAAGATAAAAATTCAGGTACCGGCAGCAGGCATAGCATAAGGAGGATACTATGGAATATATGCAGTTAAGTATGGATGACTATATCCAGAGCAAGAATGAGATCAAACAGGAATTGGGAGGGATCGTAAAAAGCTTCGTGCGGATCGGATGGCAGCTGACCCGTATAGATAAGTCAGGAGCCTATAAACACGATGGATACAACACCATTGCAGAATTTGCCAGAACAGAATATGGCATGAATCCATCAGGAGTCAGCCGTTTCATGAAAGTATATGAGAAATATTCCGTTCCGGGAGATACACCGGAGCTTAAGGAACAGTACAGGGAATTCAAATTCAATAACCTGGTAGAAATGCTCCAGCTTCCGGAAGAAGACCAACAGATCTTTCATCCGGAGGATAAAAGAGAGGACATCCGCGAATTAAAAGACTTCAACAAAGAAAATGAAAGTAATCCGATGAATCTCTTAGATTGGAAATCTGCACAGAGTACAGAGGACAAGCTCCACGCCACGATCCAGGAATTCTTCCGGGAAAAGACAGGAATCCTCAATGCCCTGTACAGCAGTGAGGCATACCAGTCCGGAAACATCAAGGAAATGGCACAGATCGTCAACCCTGGTGACAGCATGAGTTATCGAAAAGGAACGGTCTTCTTAATGTTCCATCAGGAAGATATCACAGTCAAGATATTCAATGAAGAGATGAGGAATATCTCCTGGGACCAGTTTTTTACATATACACAGGAGATATTTGCGGAAGCGGCAGCAGGAGCGGAGACATATGAGAATTATTTTGGGATTCCAGAGGAAACTCATGACTCAACGCCCAAAGAGATTCCGAAACCTACGCCAAAACTCGTATCGAATCCGATACCCGAACACGATGTTCGCCCTGAACCGGAAATTGCGCTGGCGCAACAGCCAGAATCGGTGGAGAATGTGGAAAAAACTGTGGATAACCATGAAGAAGGTCAAAAAACAGCAGTTCCAGAAAAAGAGGACTCTACATCAGGAAAACCTAAAGCAGATTCCTATTCTGAAACACCAGAATCTCAGCCGGAAAACATAGAAAAAAGTCAAGAAACAGCACTTCCAGAGCCGGAACCACAGATTCCAGGCCAGGACAGCATTGAAAACCATCCGGAATATATGCCAGAACCGGAAGAACAGCCAGAAAGCAATCTGAAACCAGAATTGCAGGAAGACCATCTCGGTGAGGCCAACGAAATGGTGACGGAAGAACTGGAAATTGCGCCGGCGCAATCCGGATCAGAGCCGCCTGCAGCAGAACCTAAGACCAGAAAAGAGTATATAGATACGTTAACAGTTTATGGAACAGCTGAGTATATAGCAAGAGCTATGCGGCAGTTCGCAAACAAAACCTACAGCACGCTTCTGGATCCTGCGTTCTGGGAAACATGGCTAAACGGAAAAGTAGACCATAACGGAAGACCCTGGGAAGATTAAGGGTGCCCTAAAATTCACATAGATACATCCTTCCTGTGTGAGCCTGTCAGATCACAGGAAGGGGAAAGGAGAAAAATGAATCTCAGACAGAAAAAGAAATTATTTAGAAAAGTAACCGGTCAGAATCCTCCGGGATGGATGCATTACAGTAGCCGCCGGTTCCATGATTTTCTTTGCAAACCCTGGGGCGGTCTGGCAGAGCTGAAGAAACAGGCAGCCACCAGAGCAGTAGAAGACTTTAACTGGAATATTTCAAGGAGAAATGAATGGATAAGATCGTCACATCGATACAGGAGATAAATTTAGAGGACATCAGATTCCCAATCATTGCAGTATTTGAACACCCGGAAGATTATCCGACGAAATCTGTAGACAGAATATTTGAATTAACCAAACCAACAGATACCGTGATCGTAAAAGATATACTGGAAGAACTACAGAAAGATATTCAGACACGCTGGATAGGGATATTCTTCCAGAGAACAGAATTTGATGTACCGTCAATGAAAGGATGCTGGGTATGAATCAGGAAGGATTATTATTCCCAAAAGGAACCATTAGAAAAAAACGAAAGAAGCACCACAAAAGTATCATAGACAGAGATGCAAAAGGTCAGTGCTTCATCTGCGGAAAAACAGGTTATACAGAACGCCATCACATCTATGGCAGTGCAAATCGCAAATACTCCGAGCAATATGGCTTAACCGTATATCTTTGCCCGGAATGCCACAGGACTTCAGAGATTGCCGTACATAGAAACAAGGAAGTTCGAACCACCTTGCAGCGGATCGGCCAAAGAACATTCGAAAAGAAGTGCGGCAGCAGGGAAGAATTTGTAAAACTATTTGGTAAAAACTATCTGGAGGATGAAAATGAGCACAAGAGCAGAAATATGTAAACATAGTACAGGACACATCGGAGCTGTAGCAGTATACACCCGTCCCACCTGTCCGAACATGCACATCATCAAAGGCAAATATGTTACGGCCAGAACGAACTGCAAGGAATGCAGATTCTATGAGGAGAGGAAATGAATTTATGTGAAATCACAGACATAAAGACAGGAAAGACTATAGAACCGGCGGTTACGCTGAAACAGGCAGCAGAAAGACTGAAGTGTTCCGGAAGTGCAGTATCAGGAGCTTATTATGGAAATTATGCAATTGGTCATAGATATGCAATAGAAGCGGTAGATACAGCCATTGCAAAACAGGATTCAATATGGACCGAATGGGAAATGCGAAGAAACTGGTTTTTAAAATTATGTGGGAGGACATAAGAATGACAGGAAAGAACAAAGAAGGCTATCCGGATCCGACAGCCAGCAAAGCAATCCGGGCAGCAGATCATATGCCAGAGCATACATATAGAGATTATTGCATACTCAGAGCAATGGCATACCGCATGGGATTAAAGATAACCAGGATAAAAGATTTAGAATCTGGAAAGGAATGGAGCCGATAAAAAAGAAGGAGGCCGGGAACTATCAAAAGCTCCCGGCTAAAAGTATGAAAAAGAAAAAGTTTTATTTGCAATTACTCTTTGCTCTGTACAGGTAATAATATACCCAGAAAATGTGAGCAATATGTGATACAGATTTGAAGAATTTGTGAAAGGGGAGCGATACCGATGGACAAGAATATCCTGGAACAGTACATAGAATTAAAAGGGGAAATACAGGATCTGCAAGACAGGATAGACAAAGATGAACGCAGACTTGTGAAAATAGAAAAAGAAGGCGTAGTGTCTGATACAGTAAAAGGAACCAGAAGTAATGGAACTTTTGGCTCAATCAAAATCACCGGCTATCCGTTTCCTGAATGTGATCGGGTAAAAGGCATGATAAAGAAAAGAGTAGCAAAACTGCATATTTTAGAGGATGATCTTTTAAATGCAATAAATGAAGTAGATGATTTTATTGAGAAGATTCCCGAAAGTGATCTTAGAATGATGTTTCGTTTTAAATATTTAGATGATATGACCTGGGCAGCAGTTGCCATAAATATGAATTACCGCTTTCCGAAGAAAAGAATTAAATATACGGAAGATAGCTGCCGAAAACGCCATAACAGATATTTGGAAAAAAATTGTAAATATTAAAAATGTCCGGTCATGTCCACTTTCTCTATGGTACTATGTAAACTGAACTCAGTGGAAGATCATACAGAGTTCTCCTTCCATTAGATGACTGCCAGTACCCACCTGGCAGATCACCAGAACATCTCACCGAGAGGGAGTGAGCGTGAGCCATTGAGCTGCAGGTTCGAATCCTGATGTTCTGCTTTTCCTATGGAGAAATTCAAACCACATACATTTTTTTAAAACGTCCTGTAGAAATATGGGACGTTTTATTGTTGCGCTTGCCTTATACATAATCGAAAATACGAAAAAATATTTCCAAATGCGGGTTGACAAATTAACCTTTATAGGTTAATATTAAAATGCGATATAGGAAAGGGCGAAGGTGAAGCACTATGATTAATAATTTTGGTAAGTTCTGCAGGAAACTCAGGATAGATAAAAGCGAACTCCTGTATGATATGGCAAAAACATTGGGAGTTTCATCTGCATTTTTATCCAAGGTCGAAAACGGAAAGAAAAAACCGCCGAGAGAGTGGAGAGAAATCCTCATAAGTAACTATGATTTAGATAGAAATCAGATTCGTGAATTGGATCGTTGCATGTATGAGGCGCAAAATTATGATAGCATAGACATAAGTGGAATGAATGATAATGACCGAATGATGATGCTTTCATTTGCGAGAAAATTTAACAATATTGACAAGAATAAGCTGAGAAGCTTTTTAGAAAGTGAGGCTGATGATGAATGAATGTTGCTGCTGACCCAATGTCAAGAGCAAGTATTAGAAAACTGACAAAAAAACTCCGTGAACTTGCCGGATGTGATAAACGCGAATTTTTTCCAATTGTTCGTTTTATAGAATGGATTTTAGCAAATCCAGACAATGGAATAGATTTGGAAATCGTAGATCCGGACGAAATGCAAGATACTTATGGTACAACTAATACTGGAAGTAATATAATGCGTATCAGAAGTGATGTATATGATGGTGCTGTTAAAGGAGATCCAAGACATAGATTTACTTTATGCCATGAGGTAGGACACTATTTTTTACATCAACCAGATTCCGTATCGTTTGCACGTGGAAAAATACCAAGATATAGAGACCCGGAATGGCAGGCGAATACATTTGCAGCGGAGTTAATGGCACCGTATGATCTTGTCAAAAACATGAGTGTTGACGAAATTATGGAGAAATGCGGAATGTCAAAACAGGCAGCAACAATTCAATTTAATGAATATCACAGATGATGTATTGAGCCGAAAGGTTTATACATACAAAAAACCAAGCACCCATTCTTGGAGATGCTTGGCTCTTGCGAAATCTGTATACACAGTTGTTCAACTGGTTACAATTCTCTCTCGACAATTGAATTGTAACACTGCGTATATCCTTTTGCAAGAGTTAATTGCGAAAGGAGAGTGATTTTATGTACATTTTCCGCGCGTGGATTACACGCAAAGATGGTACTCGGGATTACGCCAAGGATCATGGAAAGCGTGCTTTTCGTATCTGGATTGGTCCAGGTCCTGAACCAGAAAAAGAGAAAAATCGATAATTAAATCATTCGAGAAGCATATTTAGCCAGTTGGATATGTTTCTACTTTAAAAACTTTGAAAAAAGGAGTAGAAACATTATGGCAAAGACCAAATCAAGTGTCAGAGGAATTCAGAATAAAAAAATTGTGGTTGTAAAACCATATAAACGAAGTGATGGAGTGAAAGTGAACGGACATAGACGCTCAACTCCAAATTAAATATAATGAGCAAAAGGCATTCTACGTAAAAAATAGAGTGCCTTTTTAGTGCATGCAATTATATTAGGATATTTCTAGCGATATCCAGTAGACTTAATTTAAAAAATATAATATAATAATAGT